GCATAAAAAAAAATCTTTTCAGAGTTTATATTTTAATTATTCGTTGTGACCCCGATACATCCATGTCATATCATCGTCTTTTAGTTTATTAAGTTCCTCCATGTAACCAATCAGAATATCCTCAGGTGTTTCATTATAGAACAAATCAAGAAATTGTTTCTCGGTATGTCTACCCAACATTCCTTTTAAATCAATAATTAGTTCATCATCATCACCAGCTATATCATAAATTAAATCCGTTATAATATCAGAAAAATCATCACCACCATTTAATGTACCGTATTTAATGTTTGGATTTAAAGTATCCATGGTTTTAAAACTATCAAATATATGGTCATCTAAACCATAATCAAATGTTGATATCTCATATGAACCAATACCGTTCTTAATATATGTATGGTTATTTCTGAATGAGGTTTCAACCACTTCCAAATCCTCAGGAAGTAACCCGATGGTTGTTGTAACTTTTTCAGCAAATTTTAAATACAATTCATCAATCTCTCTTAATAAGTTATCATATTCATTGGATAAAATTTCAGGGATTTCTGACCTTTCAACCTTAAGATTAATTTTATTTCGTAAAACATTAATATCTGGTTTACCATCCCACGTACCCAATTCTGAATATTTTGTTATTTTCATCTCTTCCTTTATTATTTTCTTAATACCCATATTAATAAATATAACAAATTTCTTTAATAAAACAAAAAAAAAGGTGAGTTAAATAACTCACCTTTTTTTTATATATTTATGTTATTTAACACCAATCTCACCACTAAGTATTTTAGCTCCTAAGATAGATTCTAATAATCCATTTCCACCTCCTTTACCACCACTACCAGTCATAACAGTTTTTGGTAATACTATCCCATTAGGACCAGATAATGCTTTCATCATATCTACTTTAGCATCCAACGTCATTTGAAGTCTTTTTTCAGGTGAGATACCAGCTGCTACATTCATACGAATTTTATAAGCTTCAGCGTCAGCAGTTACTTTAACTCTTTGTGACTTTTTTATCTCAGCCGCTAACAAGTTGATTTCTTCTTGTTCTTTATATTTAGCTGACTTAGCTTTTGTCTCAGCTGTTATTGTCTCTTTTAACATTTGTTTTTCAAGACTAACCCTTACCTCAGCTTTCTCACGTTCCCCTTTAGCTATTGTTTTTTGAGTTTTATAGTACTCTTTTTCAGCTTCTTGTTTTTCAATTTGGGTTTGTGCTACTTGTTCTTTTTGTAGTTTAAGTCTTTGGTCAAAACTATACTCCCAATCGATGTTAGTTACAGCCGCTTGTTGTACTGTTAATCCATATCGTTTAAGTGAATTAGATGCGTCCCTAATTGGGTCCCCATTTTTATCTCTACGAATTCTGTATCGTTTTTCTCTTTTCTCATTATCAACACCACCTTTTGCTACGGTTCTTGAACTATCACCTTCCGTTATTACAACTTGTTCAATGTCTTCATACACTTCTTCAGTTAAATACATCCCATTTTCCATTTGGTCTTTAAGGTAGTAGTCAAATTGTGGTGCTGCTCCTGATATGTAATCCTGTGCATCCATCAACTTACAAGTATTTTTAAGTGCTTGGTCATAGACAGGGTAAATACGAGCGAAGACTAATTTATGTTCTGACCTATTTTTATCAGCCATATCTAGAAATAATTCCTCATCTTGATAATTTATTGAGACAATTAGTGAGGAAGCTATATCAGCTTTAATAGCATCTGCAAACTCCCTTCGTTGTGCTTGTCGGTAATAAATACCACCCTCTAATGGTAGTTCACCAACATTATTACCATCCTTATCTTTTTTTAATATGATGTCCTGCATCGCTATCTCAAAAGATATTGGGATTGTCCTTCCGAACATTTTTAACTTAATACCTTGTGTGGTTACGGCTTTATCACCACCCCATAGGTATTGTATTGCTGTTGCTGTACCAGCGTCATTATTGAAGAATAACCCACTGAACATTGTGAAGATAAACCCCAACCCACCCATCATGAGTGTTCTTTTGATTGTCCACTCCCTGAGAAATACAGGTAAATTGTCTGCTGGTGCTACATTTTTTACAATGATTGCCGCGATTGCTAATAGAATAATAATAATACCTAATAATGTCATTTGTTTTTGTTTTTAATAAAATTCTGTTTACCTACTCTCTTCATAATTTTTCGGTTACCCCCATATTAACTTGGTATAAAGATAGTGTAATTTATTCTAATTCACACTATAAAATATGTTTTTTTTTTAAAATAAATTAAATTACTGATGGTTTGTTGTTTTCATCTACTTTTACGTAGGTGAAAACACCTTCCGTAACCTTAAATCTTTTTCCCTCACCTAACTCACGGTTGACCCATGATTCAATATTGACTGTAATGGATGTTCTACCCACTTTCACAACATCAACATAACAACATAATGTATCACCAACAAACAATGGTGATTTAAATACCATATCATTAATAGCTATGGTAACAACCTTAGATTTAGCAATCTTTTTAGTTATCACACTCCCAGCTAAATCCATTTGACTTAATAACCACCCACCGAATATATCCCCCGAGGGGTTTGTGTCAGCTGGCATCGCTACAACCCTAATGGCTAACTCACCCATACTCTCAACATTTTTATCTAATACACTCATAAAACACTAATCAAAATATTCTTTAAAAAAATTTATAATCATGATGGTCATCATTATGATGAAACCTGACATGAAGATGTAACTAAAAACATGTATTAAACATTCAAAAAAAATATAACGTCTAAAAAAGATATTATTCATTTTGAAAAAAATCGTTGTCATAAAACTAATAATTGTCACATATGTGATGTATTTATTAATACCCATAACCATAAATAGTCTGGGAGTTTTATTTTAATACGGTAACCAATAGTTTTCTTCCACCAACTCAGATACTGTACTAAATTTCACTCTAAAGGTTCTGCCTATTTCCTCATTATCTATGGTATCAACCAAGACCTTAAACACCACATAATCATCATTTACAGATGTAATTTCTAGGATGATTTCCATACCCTCAGTGATTGGTGTATTATCCATAGTATTACAACTGTGTTCATTAATTGTAAATTTAACCCCCACATAAAGTGTTGGTGGGTCAAAGACCCAATTAAAATCACTCATATTAATTTGGGGATTTAAGTCCGAATACGTTTTTAAATGGATTAATCGTTCTATCATAACCACTCAACATAGTGTCTTTATGGTGTATATCATAGAACTCACCCTTACCTGGTAATGTTAAATCTGTTGTTGTTTTATACTCACAATACAACAATTTGAGTTGTTTTTCGAAATCTATTGCTCCCTTAGCTTGAAACTCTTCTTCCCTTAAAACACCAACTATTTCAATGTTTTCTCTACCAGCGTAACGATGTTCAGCAAATCTACTCACAACTGAATTTTTGGTATAACCAACCTTTAACATATCAACACCACCAACTTTCATATGGACCAAATACACTTTATGTGTCCCATAACATGAATCAATTTTTGTCTCAATATAATCCATCAACTTAGGGTGTTCTCGAATAATGTCACCCATAGTATCAATTCTTGTCTCTAAATCAGTGGTGTTTTTGGTGGATAGGTATTTTTTATATAAACTATCCATTAATTTACTTAATTCGTTTTTTTAAACCACTTAGTATCATACGAGTTATAGCGAAGAATGTCACAATTGAAAACACCGATATAACTGAGTACAATGCGTATCTATAATCATCTATAAATCCAGCTGTTAATAGTGAAAATAACCAACCAATACCTATTAATAGTGTTATTGTAGGTGAAATGACTTTTGTTTCAATAAACTTGTCCATCTTTACAGCTTTCTCACTAACAATCAACCTTCGGATTGCATCCTGCATATCCACACCATAGGCTGGTTCTTTCGTTTCACTTCCATCCACCTCTAAGATTGTGACCAAGTACTTAAAGTACCCTGGTGATGTCTTCGATGCTTCAATCAATACAGCTTCTTTAGCTTTACGTTTTTCTTTCATCTCTTTCCTTTTATAAATTTATGTTTTTTAATATTACCCCTTATTGGTTTTGATGTGGTGTAATCTTCAAAGTGTCTAATCATATCCCATAAGGTTTGTTGACCATATTCCGTTACTTTGGTAATATCTATTCCGTGGGATACTCCATTGGTTAATGAATACGGACCTTGTGGTGTTATGTCCATACCCCACAATTTCTTACCCACTTAACCCACCATTCAAGATTATCATAACCCCACTTACCAGTTAACAAGAACTTAAATGGTATTAACACCATAAGTAAAGTCCACACTATTGGTAATAAGATGACACTAAATCGGTAAAACACATTTGTTACCCTTTTAGGTGTTTTATAGAATTCAAATGGAGCAAACCTTACAATTTCTTCATCTCTAATCCATCTTTTTTGGGTTTCAGTTAAATCTCTGATATCATCATACAACCATTTTTTAACCTCAGCTTCACTAACCCTTACCTTATTTATCATTTTCATATGTCTGTTATTTCAAAGTTATCAGATGATGACCAAAAATCTTCATCAGTTAAATCATGAACTTCGTCGTTGATTTTATTAGCTAGTGGTTCCCAATCTTCCCAGTCAGAGTTATTGATTATCCAATCGATACCCTCATAACCACTATCCATGACATCATCAATGTCTTGCATCCACTCCATACTATCCGTACTATGGTTGTTTTTTTCAGCATAGTACTCAGCTCTATCTTCAGCTACCGTTTCCAAATCAATCTCAAACTGACCCTCGGGTGTGTTAATTCTTATTACTTTCATTGTATTTATTTTTTTTAACTTGTTCTGAAATATACTCAAACCACTTATTTATGTTGTGGATTGGTTCCTTAGGGAAAATTGTCTTACTTACGATTATTGTTGTCATAACTATTATTTTTCAGTGTTTTTAAGTGTTTTTATTTCTTTATATGTTACTAGTTTTTTACTATCTGATTGTTCGACGAATTCTAAAACATTTAATCTTTCGGCTATCCTAACCATTTGACTTTTATGACCCATAGTTTTAAAAAATGTACTACAAACTATTTCTTCATCATCTTCCGATTTGTGACATATAAAATGTGTTTGTTTTTCAACACAATCTTTTATAATTCCTTTTACCGTTTTTGGACTTACAATTCTATCTTCAGATAGTAAACAATTTTTACAACATTCCTTAAACACTTTCAGTCCCATAATCTTTTAGTTTTATTTATTATCACGAAGATACAATACTTTTTATAATAAACCTAATAATCCATTAAAATTATCCATCTTATGACTTCTTTAAATTTTCAACACTTGTGTTTAAATTAATAGCTTGTATTGCTTTAATTATTTGATTAGATGACGATATTGTTGTAATAAAAGTATTGGTTTTAATTCGTTTAGGTATAATAGTAACCCATTCTTGGATTGGTAGTGTGTCTGAACATATAAACTCCATTAACACACCATCTTCAATGGCGTTATATAGTCTTTCTATTGCTGGACCACTTAAAACGCCATGTGTTACAATTGACCTAACGGATTTACCACCTTTTTCTAATAAGTTTTTAGATGCCTCAATTAATGTCCCACATGTATCAGCCATATCATCCACTATAAGAATGTCTCTACCCGTTACATCACCAATCAAAACCATCTCATCAATTTCGTTTGCCTTAGACCTTGTTTTATCAATCATAACCATTGGAATGTCTATGTTGTATTTCTCTCTCATTCGGTCTCTAACACCCTTCACACGTTTAGTTCCACCAGCATCGGGACTACACAATACCAAGTTACCTGAGGTTTTGTCGTAAAGTTCTTTTATTTTTTCAGCGAACAAGTATTTACCTTCCATGTGTATCACTGGTATATTGAAGAAACCTTGGATTTGGTCAGCGTGTAGGTCAAATGTAACAATGGAGGTTGCACCCCTATTCTCAATCATTTCAGCAACAACTTTAGCCCCTATTGACCCCCTAATTTTGTCTTTTTTATCTTGCCTTGCGTATGGAAAATATGGTATGATTGGTATGATTTCTTTAGCTGCTGCTCTTTTAGCACCATCAATTGCCATATTTAATTGGATTAGTTTATCTGAGTTGTCGGGTGATGATACAATATAAACTCGTTTACCCCTCACCGAGGTCTTAAAATCTACACTAACTTCACCATCTGAAAAAATTTCAGTATTAACGTCACCAAATGGTAGTGTCACATCAGCACCCATTTTTAACACTTGTTTGAAAATTTCATCAGAAAAATCCTTTCTATCATCTAAAAAAAATATAATTGTCTCCATGTTTTTTTATTTATTTGATTTTATTATCTAATTTAAATGATATCATGTCCATAATTGATGTAATGACTAGTGGTATGTCTTCCTTAGATATCCCATTCACCATGTAATAAAGTTCCATTACATTGTTATCCAATATAGTGGTTATTTCTTCTTTTATTTCATTTTCTAAACTACTCATATCTATTTATTTTGAACAAATATAACAAAAATATATTAAATACACAAATTTTTCTAAACTTTTATTAAATTAATTTGGCCTATTGACTGATTATCCTTATATTGTAGTATGAAAAACTTAATAAAATATATTATATTGTTTATATCAATATCAACATATGGTCAAGACAAGGAGTTGTTTGGGTATGTAAATGTGTATAGAGTTGCTAATCATGTTAGAGCTGTTGAGTGGAGTGATAAACTCACTGAGGAACGTAGTTCATACTTAATTAATCTACTCATTACCAAAAAACAAGAAACTGGCGACACATCTTATTTATTTCATAATCCGAAAGGGGGTTGGGAGAATGTTGCTTTAATACCTAAATTAGTTAGTGAAAAGGGGTTTGATGTTTTTTTAGATAAGTATTATGATACACCACCATTTAACCCAACTACATTGGTTGACACAAATAAATATATCAAACTATATTTGGTATACATGTGGGTTTTATCACCAAAACATAATAAAAACCTACTAAATAAAAGTCATAAATATATGGGGGCTGACACATCAATTAAAGATGTAAAATACCAAGATAATAAACGAACAATGTTTGGTAAAACCACAACTTACACAACTAAACCATTTTTAGATATGACAACTTATGGTGTGATTAATTTTGAATAACATGAAAAACTTAATAAAATATATTATATTGTTTATATCAATATCAACATATGGTCAAGACAAGGAGTTGTTTGGGTATGTAAATGTGTATAGAGTTGCTAATCATGTTAGAGCTG